ATATTGGGATGTGAGTGAGATAATATCCAGGTGGAAACGTCCTGAAGGCTTCAACGACCACGCGTTACGAGCAGGTGGCAAAGCGGTCGCCGATGCAGCCCAACTTTTCGTCGAAGAATACGGTCCGTCCGAAGCAAGGAGCATGAGCAGCACGCAGCTGGTGTCACGCATCTTGCCGAAGATGACTCCTGCTGACGTGACAGCGGCAGTCGTTACACGCCTCAGAGTTGGCTTGAAGAATGTGACGAAGTTTGTAGAGTCAGATGACTTGTGCCTCTCACGCAGGGCGGTGGAAGTGGCGGAAAACAATGCTGCAGCAATCAGAGAGTTGGTGGCTCCCCAAGCGGCCGCTAGTGCCGGTCAAGAAAGTTCGTCTCGCACTGGTGGTTCTGTGCCTGATCGTTCAGTTTGCAGTGTCGCTCCGATTGCTGATGTCGTGTTTTCCAGACAGTCCTCAGGAGGGGGGGCGTCTGGGGGCGCGACATCGCAATGAGATGTTAACTGTTGTGTAGTCTGGAATACCACCTATTAGTTTGTTACATAGTAGAATTAGAGATTTAGGTTATCCGGGTCTGACTCGAAGCTTCGAGCGGATCTCGGGCTCCTACGATTTAGGACAAGGTTGTGCACTCATTGAATTGATTACAACATTGGACAGAAGTTTGAGGATCCCGTTAGCACGTGCCCTTCTGGCCGTGCCGGTACAAGTCACGTTGTCTGAAGAAGACTGGGTTTCGTACGTTTGCAAAACGTACGCAATGCCGGAAGAATACAACGTGCCTATACCGACTGATGACCGAGATCTTTACCCACTTAAACAACATCCAGGCGCACTCTCAAAAGTTAACATTTTCTGGCGCGACGCATACGAAGACCTAGTAGATAATTACCCCGACATAGCTGTCCTTTGGTCAAGGTACAACGGCTTAACTGTGGGGATGGCAAATGATACAGCCACAGCTTGGATGCTGTGGTTTACGACAGTGGAAAGAATGAGGAAAGGGATAGCACCCAGAATACTTGCTCTATGGAACAACACGGAGGAACTGAAAGACTTAAATCTTTGTGTGAAAGGTTTGGGTCTGTCACAACACCCACTTATGTCTGTAATGGCTGAATTAACAACGCTGGCTGGTCGAATGACTAAATCAGCGGATGTTGAGAATGACATAAGGACACGAATTGATAAAGATGCTTTTTTGAAAGAGAAGGCCGCAGTATTTGAACCCGAGAAGCTAAAGAGGGCGATAGAGGCTGTGATTGACGAAGAAATGGATTGTGCACCTGTTTGGAGAACCCCAGACGACGAATGGAGTCGGCGTTGGGGTTATACAAAGAGTGGTGCGCATGCGAAACGAATTGAAAAAGAAGTGTTTGGACATGTCGTAACAGAAGGTAACGACTTAAACAGGCGAATGTTTGCAGAGGCTGTGACAGAAAACATGATAGGGTATGGCGTACCAATCGTGCTGGCTGGAGTATCACTAAAGCTTGAGACAGGGAAAACACGAGTAATATATGGTGCTGACAGTATCTCATATTTTACGTTCAATTATTTGTTGGGGCCCGTAGAAAGGGCCTGGAATGGAAAACGAGTTCAACTCAACCCAGGTGAATGTGACGTGACCAAGCTGTACAAAAGGCTTGGTA